ACGCCTGCGGATCAATAACAGTGCCAACCAGAGGCGCAATAGCGTTCAACAATGAAACAGCCTGCTGCTTACGAATCGTGTCATTGATCGGCTGCGTAGAACCACCCTCCACGGTGAAATCGAACTCGCCGATAATGTCCTCACGGACATATGACACAAACTGATCCTGCCCATCTGGGCCAGCGATACGGGCAATCTGCTCACCCGTCATGTACTGCTGCATCAACTGCAACACCCGCCTGGCGATCTGACCAATAGCCAACTCGACTATCGCCAACTTGTCAGCAGCCCTAGCGTTCGCAGCATCAGCAATAATGGATGCTTCCGTCGCTGTACGCCTAATCTCAGGCATCTGCCCACGGGCATACTCGTTGACGCCAGACACCGTGTTGATGTCCTGCTCAATAATGTTGGAGTAAGCGTATATTTCGGGGCTGAGAGGCGACTGCGGCATCGGCACCACAACCTCGCTGAGAGGCTTGTTCTCGTCAACAACGGGAACAAGCCGCCCATCGTCATCAGATTCCAACGCCTCACGGCCCTCAGGGCCAAATGAACGTTCATGGTACAAATATTTGCGGGCGTACCGTTTGCGGTCATTCATCAACTGCGAACGAGTCTTATCCAACTCCAACTGCAAAGATTCGATGGATTCGAGGTCACCCAGGGGGTAGAAGCGGTCTGGGATGTCGTAGTTGCGCAACATAATGAACGGCTGCCCGTAGGCATACGGCATCGGTATCGGATCTAGGAGAAACTCGTCACCATTCTCGGCACACACCGACACAGTGTTCGACTCGATGTCGTAGTATTCGTACAAGGTGATGCGGTCATCGTCGACATACTGCTCTGTTGTTCCCAACCCGTCATCGCGGGCGCCTTTGACACCCGCATCGGCAGACAAACGCCTCCGCACCGACGGCTTATACCGCTTGTCCGACTGAACGTCCTCCAGGGACCGCACGATGCGTTGCGCTATCCACGCAATGTCATCCATGCATGTTGCTTCGGGATCAACGAAAATGTCGAACGGGGATACCCGTTCAACGAATGCCTGATCCTCAACAATCGTCATCGCAGACGTAGGCAGATTCGCTGCGATCTCGTCGTTCGTTGGCAAATCGCCCGCCAAGGCAGGCATTTGCATCGCCGCAGAGTCGGCCGTGGCAACCTGCTCGGCGTACATGGCGTCCAAATCGCGATCCCCCAGGGTCTGCTCCTGTTCAACGAACCGCCACCCAACTTTCAACCAGCCATGTCCAAAGATCAGAAAGTCTTTGACAGCACGCCTGAATGGCTTCTGATAGTCGTGATGGCGCCACAAGTAGTTGATGACAGCCTCATTGGTGGAAGCCTGGGCTTCGTTGTCAGGCAGCGTCGCTGATACAACAATCTTTGGATGGTTCACCGCAACCGAGGGCGAAATAACGTTGATGGTCGAAAATGCCAGATTGACGGCGATCAGATCAGATGTCGTTGACGCAGTTGAGGGCCAATGCTTCCCACGGTACAGGTCGCCCAGGCGACGCCAAGTGTCGTCGTACCCCTCGTCGTCACGCCACTTGCGAGCCGACTCCAAACGACGCTTATACGAGTCGAAACGTTCCGAACGTGTCTTACGGCCCATTACACCCACCGTTTCCCAACAAGTTCAATGTTGCGTCCCTGCGACTTCGCTTCCGCAACAACCTTCGCCTCACGTTGCTTCATTGTGAGATCCTGTTCGTCGGCTGGGAGAGTTCCGCGATACCCGCGGCCCACATCAAACTTGACGCCAAGCAGTTTTTTACGCCACGCCCAAAGTTCGTTGAGTTCCAGACGCGTCTTCGGCCCCTGCTGGGCCTCCACATATCTGGCGAAATCATTGAACGATGCGTTTGGCGGAAGAACCGCCACCGCTACGGCTGCTTAGAAGCAGGTTCAACCTTGCCGCTAAGACCGTGCTGGTTCTCAGGCGTATCCTTCGTGGTGATCTCACCATATCCGCCAGTCTGATTGGCGTACTTGGGTGAACCCGACCGAATAGTCGCCTTCTGCGACCCCGTTTCAGTCACACGGTTCGCCACGACACTGCCGCCACGATCCAACTTGTTGTTGCGGCCCTTAGAGCCGTCAACTGTCTGCGTGCCACTAGTATGTGACACAAAGTTTGTTGCCATCAGAAACCATCTCCGTGGTTGGTTGTAGGAAAGAACCGCTAAGTCCTCATCAGGAAGGACGAGGTGTCCCACTTGCGCCCCCGCGAATAGCATGAACCCCTATTTGGAACGGATTCTCAGACTGAGTCCCAGATTGGCGGCGAAACCAATCAACCGTCCAATAATCGTCAACATCGGCAGCAAACTCGGGAGCATGCGCATATTTGCGCATCTGATTCGCCAAAGCCAAAGCCATGACACGGTCATCAAACGGAGACCCAGACATCGACCCCCGCTCGTTGCGCACAAAAGTACGCAACTCCGCCACAGTGTGCTTATCACGCAACGCCAACTCGTCGTTCTTCAACGCAGTCGCCAAATCGTCAATCATCAACGGCTTCGACGTACGCGTCGTCTTCCACCCATACTCCTGTGTCACCCTATCCGACACCTTGTTCAACGACCGTTTCCGAAACAACCTCGGATACCCCAACTGCCGCAACACAGTCAACGTCGTCAAACCATGATTGTTCGACTCGACGCAACACAACGCATCCCGATACCACAAACCAACATTCAAAACCTCCTGAGCCAACTCATCAGGCGGAATGTGCCCATGCCAAACAGCAGCCTGCACCCCAGACGACACAGCCAACACCTGGATACACGAATAATCGCCATGACCCAAACCCTCAGCCGTATCAACCCCCAGCACGTACGCCTCCTGCGGCTGCGGCCGCTCCCACACAACGAAACTCATTGCCTAAACTCCAATACCCGTGGCTGCAACTCATGCAGCCACCCATCGTCACCGCTGATACACCCCCGCAGCAACACATCCAATACATCCAAATCGAACACAGGGTTACCCGACTTGACAAACGCCTCCTCGGCAGTAGTCGGATACTCCTGAGCCAACTGCCAAGGCAGCATCGACCGCCGCTTCTCCTCATACCAGGCATCGCCACGATCCTCCGTAGCAGACCACGGAAAAAACATTGGCTCAAACCTATTGACACCAGCCTCCGACCCAGTCCACAACTGGTGAAAAAAGTTGCCAGACCCATTAGCCGTGCTGAGACCAATGATGCGGCCACCCACATCAGCCACAGGTTCAATAGAAGCCCAAGCCTCCTCAGGGTTCGGTAGAAACGCCCACTCATCGACAACAATCAACGTTGCAGACTCGCCACGGGCAGGATCCGAAGCAGACGGCATCGACGTAATCATCGAACCATTATCAAACGACATGCGTTGCTGATGCTCCACCAACGACTCAGGCCCCCTGGCAACCATCCACTTCGGCAAATGCTTGAACCCGTACTTCGTTTTCCTAAGAAGCAACACAGCCTCACGCTCAGTACGCGACAAATCAATAATGTTCTGATCGTCACGAAAAAACGCCAACCAAAACTGGTGCGCAGCCACCAACGTCGTCCAACCAATCTGACGAGCCTTCAAAGTCAAACTGTACCGATTGCGGCCCCACTGCTTCAAAGCCTCATCCTGAGCGCCACGCAACTTGAACAAAATACGGCCATGCGCAGGATGCGCAATACACCAATACTTCTCCAAAAAATATTTTTCATCGTCGCGGCAGCGACGCCATTCGGCCTCCTGCCGCAACTCCTGCAAACGAGACAACGGCTACTCAACCAGCCTCAACCGCGGCGTCCACTCGTTGCGCCACACAGAAGGAGGATGATTCGCCTCGACCTGGCCGCGTTCCATCGCCGAAGCGTACGGGCGGATCACAAACGTACACGGATCCTCCGTCTCCCACAACTCGTCCTCCTCAAACGTGGTCGGAATACCATCATGGGTAGAACACACAGGAGGACCACACCACCCCGCTTCAATCCCCTCAGCCAACCAATCCGATTGCGTTTTCCCCGACACGGCCTAACCTCCTAAAGTGGCTTCCTTGGTGACTCTTTCCAACATGCGTTCCACAGCGTACACCACAACAGCGAACATGGCAGCGGATGCCAACACAACCAAGGTCCGCCTAGTCACGTAAAGCCCACCAAGCAGGTCTCAACCCCCACTCAGCGAACGCTTGGCGTTCCAAGATGCGGCGCTGCACGCCAGCCACAAGCCGTGCCTTGTTGCGGGCCTTGCGACGCCTCTTCTCACTCCTGGTCATCTAATAGCCCTCTCATAATCCTCAAACGCTCTGTGGGTGCCCAACGCATCATTCAAATCTTCATACGACATGCCAGGAATCAGTTCAGTATTTACCCCCTCCATATCAAACAAAATAGTGGGTTCCGCATCTCCAAGTTCCCGACCCAACAGTTCACTAAGAGTCTTATTTTCTTCCGAACCGAATCGGTGCAAAGGAGTACCCCTTGCAAACCCACCCTGCCCGAAACGATTTTTCCGATACCACGACTTGTGGAACGTATCATTTACAACTCCGCCAAACCCATCGAACGGCAGCCACGCACCTGCCATCCCGCTGTTATCTCCCGTAGACTGGTAGAAGGGTTGAAGGGAACCGTCTGCTTTTCTAACTACCACAAAGGGACGGGCATCGGGCGTAGGCCCACCTATTTGACCTATCGGTGAAAGATCTGTCCGAGTAGCAGCCACTTCTGAAACCGTCACCCCCTCCCCAATGTTGCGCGTAGGGGCAAGACGCGCATCACCCAAAAACCCCTGCGACATAATAGGACGAGCCACAGCATCCGCCACCTTAGCAACCTGAGAAGTCGCCTGGGCCGCATCAACAGTCTTATCCCACGAAAACAAATCGCGCTCGTACTGAGCGCGTGCCCTCGCCAACACAGCAGAAGACACATTCTTCACCCGCTCCTGATTCGACGCAACAACATCGCCCCTTTTCAAACCAGTCATCCCATCAAACTCCGCCATCACCCCAGGGTTAGACAAAGAGTCCGCAATAGCATTATGCAAATACCACCGCTTTATATCAGCCTCCGAATAACCAGCCAAACGTCCCATACCCACATGATTCTGTGCAGACTCAGCCACACTCCACAACTCATGCTGCTCACCCCTCACAGGGATTCCGCTACGAATCCTCCCTGCCTTAGCCTCATCCCAGAAACTAGCCAAAGACCCAGAATCAGCCCGCTTCAACGCCTCACGCATACCACGCAACGCATCCTCAGTAACGCCACGCCCCATCTTGACAACAGGACGAGCCACATCATCCGCCGCACCCAAACCAGGAAACGGCAACATCATCATCCCACCAGGCCCCGAAACACCCAAATCGGCCAACGCCAACGGACGACCAAGATCCAAAGCACCCTCCACATACCCAGCAACCCTAGGAGCCGCCATCTGACCACCAGGAGTCGGCGGCATAGCCAAACCCGCCAAGTCCTGCGCCACACCACGCTGCAACTCAGGCAAAGACCCAGACCCCAACAACTGACCCACCCGCGACTTCAAAAAATCAGAAAAGTGGTCTCTCCAGCCATCCCCCCCACTGTACGCCGTCGGATCAACCTGCGGCGCAGGAGACTGCGCCGACAACAACGGCACATCCAAAGACAACGCCTCAGGATTACGATCACCAACTTCCAACACTCGGCGACGAGGCTGCCGCGAACGAACACCAACCGACGAATCCAACCCAGGATGAAAGGCACGAACCCCCATTACTGGTTGCTCAACAACGACAAACCGCCACCAGCCATCAACGCAGGACCAGCAAACCCACCCGTTCCCACAGTCAACAAACCAGCACCAGCCAAAGCCGCAGCCAAAGCCAACTTGTGTTCCAACGGCATATCTCCCACACTACCACCAAGCCCCCTCAACACATCACGCGCCTCCTCCAAACCACGCTGATTGATTCTCCTCTGCTCATCAGACAACGGCGCCCCAGGCACAAAATCGCCGCCCCGTTCACGCCCATCCCGAGACGACTCAGGATTCTGACGCCCAATCCGAGGAGGCTCACCACCCATCCGCGAAACCAGATCCCGCAACAAACCATCAGGAACACCAAACCCAGGAGAACCAGCAGGCAACGACTGCCGCCTCACAGAAGGCGGCGACACAGGCAAACGAACAGACGACCCACCCAACACACCAGAAGGCACCCCAGGAGACTGAAACCCAGGAGGACCAGAAGACATCCCAGGAGACTGAAACCCACCCAAACCCGTCAACGCAGGCGTAGCCTGGAACTCAGATACCGACGACCCACCAGGAACAAACCGAACGAACTCTCCAAGATCGTACTCATAGCCAGCATGTTCACCAGCCTGAATAATCTCAGTCCAAACGCTGTCGTTGATGTAGTCCTGACGGTCTCTTCCAGGCGGGAACCAATCGGTTTCACTTGAGATGTCATGTGAAATCTGGTCAGCCATTTCTTCAACAGTTGCCATGTCCCCCCAGTCGAATCCCTCCACATTGGCGACGTAACTACCCACAGCGTTACGAACATCTACCCATGCCCCCTGCCTTGCCTCGGCTGCCCCCAAAGATGCCTCCAACAGAGCGATGAGGCCCGACGACCTACCCAACGCACCACGTTCAACCAACTCGCCAGTCTCAGGATCCACAACCAAATCCCACGGATTCCGCTCCGCCTCCGACGTACCCTCAACAATACCCGCATCAAACTCATCAAAATCAAACCCCATCCGCTCCACATCCCCAGGATTCAACACCACAGACCGATCCCGACCACCACCAACCCCAATAACACCCTTACGACCAACACCAACCCTAGTCACCCGAACCCCCACGAACCTCAACAACCAACTGCTCCAACTCAGCAGCCAACTCCACATCAGACAAACCAGCCACAGACCGCCCATCATCAACCAAAACCGCCCGCTTCGGCGTAAACTTCTCCACATACTGCAAATACAAAGAAGCAGCCTTCACATCCCCACCAGACGCAGCCCGCCACAAAGACTCGACAACAGACTGAGTCCTCTCAGGATGCACATTCAAATCAGTAGCACGCCGATCCCACTCACGCACAAAACGCGGATCCCGCTTCCACTTCCGCACAGTCGACGCAGCCACCCCATTCTCAGCAGCCCAATCCTTCTGAGTCGACGGCACACGACCCTCCCCCTCCAACAACCAATCCAAAAACAACGCCCACTTCACAGGCATCACCTCAACACCAGAATCAGGATCCCGAGACCAACCCCTACCACCACCAGACTGCACCACAACAACACCTCCACACCAAACACCCCACTGTCCCGAAACCCCTTTGTACCAACCCACTAGTACAAAAGTGGGACACCGCAACAGGTGTAATAGGGAAAGGGAAAAAGAACGGTAACGTGGCGAGACCCCCAAAAGGGGCCTCGCCACAAGCGTACAGGGGGAAACAGAAACAAAGCCGACAAGGGGAACCTCCGCCACAAAATACGGCCACCCCACAACGCCCCCACCCAAACCTCAAAAAACCACACGCATCGCCCCTCAAGTAATAATACTTAGCGGCGCCGGCCCCGTGCCCCCCCTTGGGGGTGGGTGCGCCGCCTCGGCTGCCAGCACCGAGCAGATCTGCTCCGATCGGGCCGAAGTCGAGGTTCCTGGGGAGTCGTCGAGGTCGACCAGGTACTGCTTTTCGTCTCGGAGCCTCGGCCTCGAGGTGGGTGAGTAGGTGGGTGAGTAGGTGGGTGACGAGGTGAGTAGGTGGGTCGGTCGCAGGCTTGCGGATGGTGGCCTCTCAGGCCCTTACCGTCGACTCGAGGCCCGTTTAGAGGGCGCTAAGAGACGTTCTAAGCCCTCGCGGCGTAGTTGGCGGGCACTAGTGGTGCCCCAACCTCGGGACCTCGAGGAGGGGAGACGGACGCGAGAGGTGCCCGACCCAGCGGGCCGGGCACCAGACGAAGGTAGTGGTTCGGTGGTTGTTCTGGGTTAGGGGTGGGGTCACCCAGGGCGGAATGGTTCTACCGTTGGAGGAAGATTACGTGCGGCCTTTCCACAAGGGACTTGTGGCCCAAGGGTATGCACGCTCGACACTTCTGGCAGGCCCCTTCGTAGTGGGTGGTGCCTCGCCTCGACACGGTGAGACCGAGTCGTCCATCATCGACAGGGCACACAATGGCACGAGGGTTGTCCGTTGGTAGGCGGTCGAGGATCGCGAGGCCTTCGGCCGTAGTTCGAGCGAGGATCGCGACGGGGAGGTGCCCGTAAGTGGTGGTCCGTAGAGCCGCGCACGTTCGCTCCGTCATCGACGGATCAGTGGAGAGATAGAGGCCGAGGTTGATCCCCTCGCGTGCCCTTGTGAGGCGTGCGAGGGGCGCGGCTGGGTCTGCCTGTCCCTCGAGGTGATAGGAACGTGTGTAGGCCCAGATGCGGAGGTCTGGGAGGTTGTGGTGGGCCCAGACCGTGGCTTGTGCCCATGCTTGGCCCGTGGTTTCCGTGTCGAGGTCTCCGCCTGCTCCGATTCTGAGCGATGGATAGCGTACGGGGTGGCCGTTGTGCATCGAGGTGGGTGACGGTTGGGTCTGTTGGCGGTGGGTCTCGCGCATGATGGCCGCGGCGAGGTTCGTCCTGTCGGCGAGGCCTAGGGCGGTCCATATTCGGAGGCGTTCGGTTGTGATCGCTCCGAGGGTTGGGCGTCCTAGTTCTAGTCGCCTCGAGTAGCAGACCAGCGTTCCGTCAGGGTTGTAGCAGTAGAGGGATGCGCCTGCGCACGTTCCGTCAGGGCCTGAGGGCATCCACGTAGCGTTACGGACGCTGTCGCTTGGTCGGTTGGCGGATGGGTGGACGGGGCCTGTTTTGAGGTCGCGGGAGAGGAACCCGCGAGCGAGGGCGAGGGGTACGAGGTCTGGGTCGACCTCGGTGGTGGTGGTGATGGATACGGGGGTGGTGGTCATTGGATCTCGGATCCGTGGACCTCGCAGCATTCCGAGCACACGCGGTCGTAATCGCCTGTACCGTCGCCGTAGTTGACGTACACGGGTACGCCTTCGCCGTTGGCGACCTCGTCGCCGCACCAGTCGCATGCAAGTTCTGGGTTTTTCATTTCCTCTCGTTCCACCCAGTTCCACGCCGCGTCGAGGACTGCCTGATGCGCTGCCTTCGCTTCGGGAAAACGGGCCTTCGGGACCGTGACGACCCCGACCCAGTTCCCAAGTTGGATCTTGATGTTCCAGTTGTCGCTTTCTGGGTTTTTCATTGTGTGGCCTTTCCGTAGGCCCAGCCTCCGATAATGGAGAGGGTGACGGTTGCACCGAGCGCAGCGAATCCGAAAATCGCGGCCTCGAGGATGGCGGGCAGATGGCAATACATGTGATCCCTTTCTGTTGGTTGAGGCCACAGTAGTTGAGGGTTCAGGCAAAGTGGTTCTATTACGAACGTGTGACGGCCTCGGGTCGAGGTCGCGGGGCTGGACGCGAGACGACCCGCCCTGGAGGGGGGCGGGTCGTCGGGATGGTTCTATGTAGGTGGGTGGGTTCTATGTGGTTGGGTCTCCCTCCGAAGGTGTCGGATCGTTGCCGAGGGCTGGCCGTTCGTATGGGTCGACGAACGGGGGGGTAAGTAGGTTCGTCAGAAGGGTGACGAGGGCGGAGCGTACTGCTTCGCTGATGTCGTCGCCGCTGGTGGTGGTGCCGTCGTGGTGGTCGTTGCAGTGGGCCTCGATGGCAGCGTCGGTTTCCATTCTGATTGCCGTTGCTACTTCATCCTCGACGGCGGACCAGACCTCATCGTCATCGATGGTGGTGTAGACCTCGGTGTAAACGTCCATCAGGCTGCCGCCTCGGCGAGGTACTGGATGTATGCGGAGGCCAGTGGGTAGCCGTTGTCGGCTCCGACGGCGAGGGTGCGCTGCATGGTGACGGCTGCGGGGTGCCGCTTGACACCGTTGCTGCGTCGCTGGATGCGGTGGTGCTGCTCGTATCCTTGGAGGGACATGAGGGCTGCCCATGCGGTGCCACGGTGGTCTGCTGGTACGTGGTCGGAGTAGTACTCGTCGACGATGGCGTCGTGCCTGTTCTCCCACACGGTGAGTCCTCGGCCTTCGTCGGTGGGCTTTTCGTTGCCGTAAGCCGCCTCGACGACCTTGTCGAGGTCAACGTGGAAGAAATGGTCGGCGGTGGCGACGGTATCGAGCAGCCGCGCGATGGCAGCGTCGGTCTCGGTGGCTGCTCCGACCATGTCTCTCAGCACCATGCGTGCGG